TTTCATATGAGATTTAATCATACGTTCAATATCTGATTTATCGGTTTTGCTTAATTCTTCAAGAATCAGGTCTTTAACAAAGCTTTTGGTAATTTCCATCTTTCAATCCTCAGTTATAAGTAGTCTTATAAGTCTGTTTTGTTTTTTGTATACGCTAAATCTAAGTGTTTTGCAGAAACAGTAACTCTCGCGCCGGAATGGAGCCACAATACCTCATAAATGTCCGACGCATATGCTACTGGTGAATTGACCCTGACAACAATTCCAATTTTGTGGGCTAGTGGTGGCCGGTCTAGATCATAACCAGTAAAAACAACCAAATCCCCAACAACAAATTGTTCTTCATCATTGAGGCTCATGAGCATACCAGACTTTTCATACTATAAGTATACTACTTTTGCTATGAACAATCAATTTATTTCTTCATCATGCTTTTTTCAGCTTGCTCAACCAATATTAAGTGGTTTCCGCTAAACATAGCTTTCTTAGCCGGGCTAGCCCAATCAGGCTGATTTGTCCAATGAACCACATATTCACGATTCGAATACGCTTGCACAACAATTCCAATATATCTTCCGAAGTCCGGGCGGCTAATAGCAATAGAATATCTAAATTCCGGTGACAGGGTAACCAAATCTCCCAACTCAAATGTCCTATACGCAATTTCATCTTTCCATTGAGGAGGCATAAAATCGCTAACTTCCCCATAATAAGATTTAAATGGTTTTTTCTTGTCGCCCACACCATAAATAGATAAAAAAGAAGTTATGATTCAAGCCGAAAATTTTTCCTAAATTTTTTCCCACACACATACCACCACATTCGCCAACAACTACTAGCACCGCAGAGCAAAACCACCAAATAAGCTTAAGTGCGCCCCTTATAGGGCAAATGTGGCCACGTTGTACATATGTGGCTACGTTTACCTGCAGATATACCCCTACTTTCCACAGCAATTCCCCCCATGGGCGCCCCCACGCGCACCAGCAGACCTGGGATTTATATGTTCTCGCCCCTTTAAGCCTTAGATGACCGGCTAATCAATATCAAGTCTTTCACTCTACAGTGTTTGCTAATTTTCAAATCCTTAAACCACCTAACTGCAACAAAACGATTGTTCGAACTGATACGTATCACTATTCCTAATGCGGCGGTGTTACCACGAATCGGACTAACAAGATCTCCGACTGTTATCTGCTTGCTTTTGTCATCCATATGCTTATTGTCTTGCGTATGATAACTATAAGCATTTGTCTCATATCTGGAAAATTTTTGGGGGCATTTTTTGCAAAAGCCAATATCTCAAAAAATTGCCGGCGTATCGTGAATGTCCTTAGCCGCCACCACACACAAACACAATATACAGAGACATATATTCGGGTAGGGGGGTAGGGGGGACCCCCACTTAACAAAACATAACGTTAATATTATGTTTTAATGTGACAAGCTATTTGTTGTTTATATCAGTCAATTGGATTAGGATATCCTTTACTACTATAGTGTAACACATACCCATACATTAATACCATACATGCTGACCAAAAGAATAAGTTATAACTTGCTTTAGCAGTTGTATTGAATGTTTTATGTATCTTGTTTTGTAGTCTCGATAAGATTCTATTACGGTGCTTGCGTTTGTTGTGCATATGTTCCTCTCCCTATAAGGCAAACCTTAACTAAGTTACTATGATTACTACGTTTTTTAATTGTGCTCTGCGCCAGTCGCATGCCGTCGCAGGGTGTTCTAATGCCCTGGTATCGTTAGGATACTGCTGTCGCGTGCTGTCGCAATAGGATTCGCCTGCATTATGTTAACACGTTAAAGCGCGTGTGTCAAGTGTTTATGCGGATTGACAAGAAAATGTAAAGAAATATGTGCTTGACAATGTGGTGGAGTATATGTATTAAATACCAAACAAAAACAAGCACATTACTCCCGCACAATAAAATGCAGAAAGTTTAATGCACCCAAAACAAAAGTGGATCACACTACCGCGATCCACTACAAACCATAATATACCATTTTCTACCACACGTATATATGTATACAGCTAAACGTATCTAAGGTAAGCGCTCCTGTGTATGCACTATAATGCTATTCAATACTGGTATGATATGTTCTCTACTTTCCCATAGAGCTATAATACCAATAACGATAAGTATTTTATTTATTGCTCTCGACAAACTTACACCTTCTCCAGTCGGTTTTCGTTCACGATGATCTCGTCACCAGCCTGACAACCACCAGATAGCAACACACACCATTCACGTTCAGGGTATCCCCCGGTCAATGATACGTCTTCCGGCTGCAAGGGGTATTCCCTCATAATCAAACCAAACTTGTGACCATTGATTCGATCATAATCCAAGTGTGGGTGCATGAGGTGTTGGCGGTTTGGGTCGCTACCAATAATACGCATAGCCTCTCGGCGCTGGTGCGTGTAGTTGTACACACGCACCAGATCACCGGGTTTCATTCTTGATCACTTCAAGGTGCAGGGCGATGCAGTTCCACTCTTGACCATTGTACAACACAGCCCACCTATTGAATGAGGGGCCATGCGCTGACCGTTCGATCATCTGAGTGATAAGGCCGACAAAGGTTTTGCCCCGTTCGTGTACCTTTACGAGATCACCGATTTTCATTACTTGTCCTCTCGATTCATCACGGTAAGGATATCACCTTCAAGCACGTGCTCTCTGATGATACCCGGCTCACGCTGGCGAAAGCGCTCAGGACGGAAGCGCTGGATTTGCCATACAGTCGTTTTACCAAGTTGTCCACAGTTCTCGACAACGGTCCCAAGGTACACGTTATGAAAACGGTTCTGATACTTCACGATATCACCGAGTTGAACTCTCATCCTCAAACCTTCCCGTTCTTGATGTGGCGCTCTTCCACCAGCACCGTCTCGGATCCGCCAATGGGGAGCAGGCGATACTTCTTAGCGCCCTTACAAGCGCTCGTAATGGCTCCTGCGTCCGTCTGAATGACGATGGCAGGCTTGCCGTTCAAAGCTCGGTAGAGAGCGTAAGGCGCTCCGCTACGAGGGCGCACGAAGGAACCCACCGCGTACTTCGCGGGCGCGTGGTGCTCGCGCAGAACCTTCTGAGCGTACTTGTTTTTGACAACCTTGTTGTACTCGCCTGGACGCGGAATGTAGTCGCGATCTTGCTTGATCTTGTTACAGAAGTGCGAGAAATATCCAGTCGGCGCATAGTATGCCGCCACGACGAGAGCATCGGACTTCATACCGTCCTTATCCGCCGCATAATCAGCGGCAAAGCGATCACGCGCGGCCATGGCCTCAGCGCCGTGCTCTTTCTCAATCTTTTTGAGAATCTGCAATTGGCGATCGGACAGCTTGCGACCGGTCGAAACCTGACTGTACAGGCTCTCAACAAAGCCGCGTCCCCAACTGTTTTCTTCCGTGCGGCTCTCCAGCGACTTCAAGCGCTCCAGCATGGCCCCACCCCTCGCCTTAGCGGCTGCGATGTTCTCGGCACTGTAGCGCTCTTCCAACTGCCGAACGCAGCGAGCACGGCCAGCGGTCATAGACCGCCGCCGGTTGTAATAGGCGAGAAGCGACTGAGCGAACGTCTTGTCGCGGCTGGAGATCGCGGGGTTGGAGATAAGGGCTTCGAGACGATCGCGGTACGTGACACGGGGCATGGGCAGGACTCCTGACGGGTTTACGAAGTAAATATAGCACCCGCGAGGGGCAAAGTCAAGGGAAAGTTTGTCAAGAGGTTGTCAAGACTCCTGACTCTCCTTCTCGGCACTCTCAGCGTCAAGCTCCGCGAGATCAGCGGCTACGTCGGCAAGGGTCATCTTACGGGTTTTCCGCAACTTGCTCGCCGCCCGATCAAGCTTGCCCCACCGACGCGAGTTAGGCGGGTGCATGCAGAGGTGGAGGTTATCGATTCCAAGCGCTCTGAGCCTCCTGAGCGACTCCTGAGCGGCTCGACGGGTATCGGGTCGGGTGAGCACCGTCTCGCGCCCTGAGAGGCGTCCAGAGGCGTCCAGGCTGACGTGGGTTTTGCTAACGTAATACTTCATGGGTGTGATCCTGGGTTGATTCTGAGAAGCGGGGGAAAGTTTAACTGACCCCTCTCTACGTGTCGATGCCGATCACGCGCTCGTTGGTTTGGAAGTAGGGGCGTGCAGCGTATTCCTTCGTGGTCATCCACATACGCTGGCACTTGCTGGCGATAGGCTTAGGGGCGCACATATCGGTCAGCACAATGTGACCGTCAAAGTCGCGCTCGTTGACGTACTTGGTAGGAGCGTTGAAGCACGTGCCGCCAGTGAGAACACGCTCAGTCTTACGGGACTGTCCCTTCTTCCAGACGTACACCTTGCTTTCAGCAACGCGCGTGTCAAACGGCACGACGGTGAATTCGGCAATTTCCGCGAGCTTGTTCAACTCGGAGAAGAATGCGGCAAGCATACGATCATCCACGGACCCAGACTGATCGATGGAGATCGCGATCTTCGCCTGACGGCGCACACGCTTGCCGGGGTGCATGCGCGGGTAACGCTTGTTGAGCCGACGCGGGGTAGAACGCTTGTCGGAACGCTGAGAGGTCTTGACAAAGTATCGGAGCACCTTACGCCAGTCGATCTTCGTAGCGATGCGCTCCATGATCTCCGAACGCATGCGGCTGGACACAGAGCCCCAATTGCGAGACTTCTCAGCCTCTTGTGCTGCCTTCTTAACAGCTTCTTTAAGCCGCTCTTTAGCGATCTCCTGCGTCGTAGCATCGCCCTCACCGAACTCGTCGTGCGAGTCGAAAGAATCGGCACCACCGAACGGATCGCCGCCCTGACCGCTACCGCCACCTTGACCGTCTCCGGGCTCACCGTCGCCGCCCTGCTGTCCGTCAGATCCGTCGTCTTCGCCCTGCTGGTCCTGCATATCCTTCAGAGCGGCGAGATACCACTCGTAGGACTTACCAGCCGGAAGGTGCGCGAAAGGCCCCTCACCGGGCAGCACGCCCATCATAGGCTCACCGGAGCCCATGATCGGACCCGGATCGGACTCGCACGGAAGCTTGCCCCTCATTTCAGGCAGACCGTTGATCGCGAGGTCCATCGCGATGTTATCGATCCGCTTGAGCCCATCGGCAGGCTTGCGACCGGTCACGTGTTCAAGGATGATGTGGTAAAACTCGTGCATGAGAACACCCAGCTTATGCTCATCTTTGAGAGCGCCCATGAACTCAGGGTTGTACATCAACTCAAACTGAGCGGTATCAGGGTTGACACGGACGCCAGCAGTCGGGATCGCCGTGGTCGGGGTCTTGTCGATCCGACGCGACAAGGACGCAAAGAAGGGCTCGCGCATGAGCAGGCGAGCGGTGTGCATGTTGAGGTTAAAGGTCTTCGCGGGCGCGTCGGTGGCGTCGGTCATGGGGGGTTCTCCTGATTACCTTAGTAATGTATCACGGGCAGCGCCAAAGCGCAAGGGGGATCTTGTCAAGAGGTTGTCAAGAGTCGTCAAGGGAGTATTCAGCGGCGACTTCGAACTCGGAGAGGTCAAGGACCGCGCCTGTTGTGGGGCAGGCTACGCGGTAAGACTTGCGCGTGCCCTCCTGAGAGCCGTAGCGCGGCACTCCGGTGTCTACCACCTCCAGTACCACGTGAAGGGCCTCAGAGCCCTCTGAGCGGCGTTGGAGCAGCAGGTCACCCTTGCGTAGCTCCCTCGCCCTCGGAAGGCTCAGGCGAGCCGTCAGACGGCTCACTGGTTCCCTCCAAGAATCTCAACGAGGTGGTCAGAGACGCGACGACCGTCAGCGGTGGTAGCCTTGTGGAGTGCGATCGTGTTGTCGATGCAATCACAATCACCGATAACGGTCCACAACTTCATGGCCACCTCGGAAGGCAGGGTAACGAAGTATTCCGCCACGTTCGTGATCTGAGCCTCGGTAAGAGTCTCACCAAAGACCTTGCTGGCTTCCATCTTCTCGATCATCGCAGCGTGATCGTTGATACCCCACTGAGCGGTCTTGTCGATAGCACCGTCGTTGATGATCTCTTCCACGGTCACTTGCCACTCGTACTTTTCAACGAAGTCGCGGAGGGCGACAGCAGCCTCAAAGCCGACGAACGCAGTCGCGAGGTTGAAGAGCAGATCGAGATCGCCATCCTCACCGAACACACCGGTAGCGGCAACCGTGTCGTTGTACCGCTTCCAGCTACGACGGCTGGGGTAGACCTTGTTGGGCTCATAGTCGGCCACGTGCTCCAAGTGAGCACGGTTCTGGTTGATGAAGTCCCACAGAACGCCATCCACGTTGTCACTGGCCCACTTCAGCCAGTCCTCAGTGGAGGGCTCGACATCGAACACAGTCCAGCGGTCAAGCTCGGCGGGGTCCATTTCGCCAACTTGGTATTGTGCGCCATGCTCACCACCGTTGACCGCAGCGACGATCAGGGTGTCAGCGTGGAGGTTCCAGCCGTTGATCTTGCGGCTGTCGGTCAACTCAAACAGACCTTGACGGACCTCCTGAGTCGCACGGTCCACCTCATCGAGAAAGAGAACCACGGGCTGCTCACAAGCGGTCACAAGCCAGTCAGGGGCGTTCCACGTGGTAGCCTTGCGACCGTTGATCGACGTGTCAGCGGTGTCGGGCAGACCGAGAAGATCTCCCTCAGTCATCTGAGACGCGCGTCGCTCGACAACGGGCAAGCCACGGGACTCAGCGATCTGGTAGACCACCTGCGACTTGCCGACGCCATGGCGGCCGCGCAGAAGCACGGGAAGGCGAGCGTCAAGAATGTGAGGGACGACGGTGGTGAAGGTAGCGAAATCGACAGCCATGTTAGGGCTCCAGGGGTTGGGTGTTCTCGGTGCTTACTCTATAAATATAGCACCGGAGAGGTTTCAGGTCAAGGATTTTCTTGTCAAGAGGATGTCAAGAGATGAAAACGGAGGTTCAAGCCACCTTTTCCCAGCGATCGGCTCGATCGACAAGGGTGGTGACCATGGCCTTGCCGATGCGCGTGGGTCGCGTGAACATGGCGCGGAAGGCTCCCATGCTGCCGTCCCACATCGAGTGCTCGGTGACGATGCCGACGGCCCCAGTAGGCTTGTGACGGACGAGAGAGCCGACGGTGGTACGTGGAGCCGGCTCGATGCACGCAACGGCTTCAGCGGGCTTCTGAGGCTCTACAGCGGCATGCTCGACGGTCGCGCTGTCTTCCGTAGGAAGGTAGTAGACCTGAGCACGCGCATCGGGGTCCATCGCGGCCAGGACCGTCACGGCACCCCGACCCAGATCCGTCAGTTTGAGGGCATCACGATCGCCACTGTCGGGGTCGGGACGATCGGCAACGCCAGCCAGGACGCAGATATCAGCCATAGCACCCGGATCACCCGCGTCCATCGGAGTGCGCTCCAGCCCGTGTTCAGCGGCTCGGAGAGCCAGGAGATAATTCCACTCCTGCTCGGTCAAGTAAAAGTCGGCCAGCGCGTCAATCGCGGAGGTCTTAGAAGAATCAGTGGGGAGGTGCTTCATGAAAGTTTAACGCTCTTAGTCGAGAAGGGAGTACCAGTGCTTCCAGGGAAACACAAGAAGGGAGGTAACCGCAAGGGTAGGGACAAGCCAAAGCCCGTTATCGAGCAGCAGCAATTGCCAGTCACTAAGCATGTCGCCTCGTCTCCTTGTCGGTCACCCCTATAATGTAACGCCGGGAGCGCCAGATGTCAAGGGGTGATCTTGTCAAGGGAATGTCAACAAGCTTAACGTCACTCGCCATAAGCGTCTACAGGGAGCCCCAATGCTTGGCGCGTCTTATCCTGCCACAAACCTTCGTGGTTATAGCCCTTCCACTCATAGTCGCGCTTTTGCTTAGAAGGGAATTCCTCCGTAATAGTTGGCACGTCATCAGAGAGCCATCCGGCAGGCGGCTCAGGCACGGATCCGGTAGGAAGGATCGTGTACTTGTCAGCGCTATGACGACCGGCTTCTTGTTGCCGACGCGCGTAATCGATCTGCGCGAGGCTGGTAGTTCCCCAACTGGCGTAACTACGCCGACCAGCAAGGGTGTTGTTATCGCGAATGGCGATAGAATAGCCCTCAGTGTTAGCGTTGATCGAATTCCAGTTGAATCCAGCAACAAGCCCAGCCGCGCGATGCTGGCCCCAACTGTTGTCCTTTCCACCGTATCCGGTGTACTCCTTGATGATCATGGTGCCGACACCGATGCCGCGAGCCGTGAGATCTTTGAGCCACTCCTGGCGCACTTCGATGGTACGAGTACGCCAGATCAGATAGTCGTTTTTAAGGTTCTGGCACGTGCGCCGGGTATGACCATAGTTTCCGCAGTACCCACAACGCACATTCTTCATGCGAGCGGCCTTCGCCGCCTTGTTGGTCACCTTCTGGCCGGTGGCCAGATCGATCTTCGTGCGCTTTAGGTACGTCTTCCGGTGTTCGTCCGCGCGTGCTTCGTAATGACGAAGCAGATCTTCGCGGGAAGTAGCGTAGCGCCTTCCGGCAGCGCTGGCCTTGTATTCCTCATCGGTCTGCGTGCGCAATTCATCAGCCTTCGATCGCGCCGTTTCGTAACGCTCCTTGACATCAAGGGTAAGCTTTTCGCATCCTCGCCGGTTGTGGCCGGATTGGTAGCAGTACGAGCAGCGAACGGTTCCGTTCCAAGACATACGAGGTAGACTCCTTGTTGGTTACCTTAGTAATGTATCACAGGGGGTGGGTGAGCGCAAGCGAAAAGTTGTTAAGAGGTTGTCAAGGGCTTGAGGAACTTTAGGAAAGTCCTGTCCAAAAGCCGCTTTTCGCCCTTTACGAGCACCACGTGGTTGACGATCCTCGCGCCGCCGACGCGCTCGATCACGTCTTCGCCAAGGTAGAGCACGGGGGCATTACGCCACGTTGGAGAGCGCGACGGGTAGTATCCGATGCTGTTGATATCGCGGACCATGTATAGTTCGCCAACTTTAAGCTTCATTGTTTTTCTCGCCGGATGAGATAACCTGCACCCATTCTGTCCAAACACAATCGGAGCCAATATTGACAGCATACGATCGGATCCTTAGAAAGTCACCGTTAGGATTGCCGTCTGGTTCAGTGCGCGTAGAAGTGCGAACGATGACACCGACGCGACCGTCGAAAAGTTTAACGAGGTCACCGACTTTCATTGATCACCTCATACTCATCACTACTAAACCAATACTTTCTATTCTCGGAAGGGACGTAAACTTCCACTTCATCGGGCGCATCAATCGCGTCAACCACGATGCCGATCATTTTGGGCACTGGCCGGATCCGGCGGGGCCGGCGAAGGGTGTACGGGTGGGGCACATGCCAACACCGCACCAGATCACCTACTTTCATTGTTTACTCGTCGTCCTCGATGTCAGGCCACAGGGCATCATGACCTTCAAGGGTGATAAGGGGCTCGCCCTCCAGCATCACCTCCTGAACGGGATCCCAGCGCGTGGTACAGAGCGTGATCTTCGTCGCTCCAGCCGCAAGCCACTCGCCAGCCTCGCGCAAGGCAGCAGGCATGTTAGGCGCGGTGGAATCGCAGCAGCGCGGCGAGGTCAGGGAAAAGTAGTTCTCTTCAATGATTCCGATGGGGTCCATGATGGATAGTCTCCGTTGTTTGGTTACCCTTATAATGTAACCGCGTTGTGTTCTCGCGTCAACCAGAAAGTTGTCAAGGGAATGTCAAGAGCTTTTGACAAGCACCGAAAAGTATCCCATGGGAAAACTTGAAGCAGGAACACGCCTTTCAAAGTATAGCGGACCCGGCGGAAACCATTCTACAGAACAATGCTCTGTCGATGTACTACGGATAGTTCCGATTGCTCCATAGAAATACTTTGCATATGTGCTATTTTCGTTAGAAAATATAACAATGTCACCGGGTTTCATTGACTGCCTCCGGTCGGAGTAGATTGATTTGGTGAACAAGATACGGATGCAACTTGCCTTTGATGTGGACTTCCCACAAGCCGTTGCCATGATCGCTGATCAAGATTCCGACATGCCTTCGATACTGAGGATAATCGCAAGGGGAAAGTCTAACGAGGTCACCGGGTTTCATTGACCACCTCCAGATCCTTCGCCGGGTGACTCGACACACCGAACTGCGACCTTCATTGATCACCTCGTAATCACCTTTAGGAAACCAGTACACATTCTTCATAGAGGGAATGTAAACTGACACTTCATGGGGCGCGTCAATAACGTCCATCAAAATACCGATCATGGCTGGCCCCCGTGTGGCGGCGGCGTGGACTTTCCACCAGCATCGAACCAGATCACCGACCTTCATTGATCACCTCAATGTCATCATATGCAGGGCAGACACGCCCCACCTGACCGTCGTCCCAGCGGACCCGGTAGTAATTCACCACCACCGGACCTTTGCTGAACGACACAACCTTTGGTTGCCGCGAGATAACGATCCCGGTTCGGCCTCGGCGGGCGTGATCCATAATCAAATCACCGACTTTCACAGATCACCTCGATCTCGTCTTGTTCAAGCCAAGAGTTAGCAGATTCGTTCATGAACCTTGCTTCATACTCATGAGGGAAGCGGTGGCCTTCAATAACCTTCACAATCATGGCAATCGCGTTGGTGTACTTATAACGCACAAGCGTGCCGGGGTCAAGAGGCTTCGTCTTTGGTCCGTGGGTCCATGACGTGTTGACGTGCGACCATGTAATATCCAAAGTCTCGGAATCTGAATAGCCCTCACAGTTAGGGAGCGCTTGCTGCGTCGCCATTGGGTATAACTCCTTGCTACCCTTATAATGTAACCCCTGAGCCCTGCCGCGTCAAGCAGAAAGTTGTCAAGGGAATGTCAAGTCGGCCAGTTCGCCTGTTAGTGGGCGTTCTTCAACCTCGCACCATTCGCCGCCCTTCAGGAGCACGGGGGGATCGTCAGCCCAGCGTTGCGCGTCAGTCGGGTTAGTAAAAACTCCCTCGACATCTAAAACTTCCGCCGCGCCATAAGAATAACCATAGCGGAGCACAATATATACAGTCATGCCTTGCCCTTGTGGTTCTCGTTGCCGGCGTTGTATGCGACGTGGCGCATGGGCCGACCACCGATGGTGGTCTGAGAGCCTGACAGGTGACACGACTTGCCCTTGTGGAAGCCCGTGGTGGCTTTCCATGCGTCGGCGTAGGCTTTGCGGTCTTCAGTGCTTTCAAAGGCAACGATGGAGATTGCAGCCGCCTTGCCGTCACCAGAAGACAGACCGAGATACTTTACAGCAGTCTCGGTGCCGAGTTCTTCAACACAATCAGGGCACTCGTTAATCTTTCCCCCGGCCATCTTCTTAGCCGTCGAGTTGAGATCAAAGGGAAGTTCACAGTGCTTGCAGTCACGCATCTTCATAATCATTTTTGTTTCTCCTTACCAGTCAACGGGATCGTTAGAAATGAAACCGGGATCAGTGCCGCGCATCAATTGGCGGTTCAATTGTTCGCGTTCAATATTGGCCTTGCGACGATCAGCGGCCAAGCTACCGGTACGCGCATCAGAGTCAGCGAAAGGGCGAGCAATATCAGGGCGCTGCGCTTGCTTCATCATTTCTCGCGCACGGATCCCGGCGTCGATGAAGTCGTCTTCAGCGTTCTGGTTGGGGCTTGCAGGCACTCGCAAGCCCCACTCATCATCGCTGCGCGACCATTGTTCAAGTAGGTCGGCACCAAGTTCAAAAGCGGGCTGACCATCTGCGTCAGTGCGAGATCCTGCTTCGTGCAGCAGGTCCATGATGAAAGAAAATTCAGATTGGTTAATCTTGATAAAACGGCTATCGGACATTGGGGTGTACCTCCTTCGTACTCACATAATATAACACAGGGGTGTGCTGGGGTCAAGGGAAAAGTTGTCAAGAGAATGTCAAGCCCATGAGGGGTCGCTGTCCTTGCCGCGATACCCACTCGCCAGCCTCCTTTTCACTCCCCGGTGCTCGGCTTAATTTAACGCACCTTGGGTTCTGCACTATTGTGCATCTCGGTTCACTGGAGACATTGAACCGATAACATACAAAAATAACTCACGGGCTTGACAATGTTCTCAACTATATTTCAATAAGATGCTGACCTCTCGATACAAATATTAAATCCCCAACCTTTCATTACGTTGTCGTCCATGTCTTCACCGATACGAACGAAGCGGAAAAAATCACCTGCATCCATTTGTTTACCATCGATTTCGACGGTTCCACCTTCACACCAATCAATGAAGTCTTCGATGGCACAGATTTCTTCGTAACTGTCATACCACTTAATGTGATCCCAGCGAAACAAAAACGCGCCTTTAACGCCAGCATAATCTTTGATCATGTTGTCGTGCTCGTCCCAACACATTTTGCGTGCTGCCGGTGACTTTGCCATCGTTACCATGAACTCTGGCATGATTTGAGGGCCGACGACCAAAATAACTTCCGAACGATAGCCCATGTTTAAGCCTCCGCTGGATAGCTGAGGGCGGCGGCTGCGACCATAAGGGTGTCATACGCAGCGGAAGCTTCCTCTGCTTTATCGACCTCGGCATAAATCATTAGCATGGTGATCAAAATCTCCAGGCGTGCCTGGGTATCTTCCAGTGTGGTGCGCTCGCGGCGCTCGCTAATTAGTGGCAGCGTATAATTCATAAGAGAAGGTTCCTCGATTGATGATGACTCATTATCTCACGGGTGAGAGAAGATGTCAAGGATGTTTTTGTCAAGAGGGTGTTAAGGCTGGAGAGTCTTTCGCTCTACGTCGATATCATAGCCTGCATGATTATCCCAAGTCAATGCGGTCCATTTACGAAATGTGTGCCGCAACTCCACGCGCGTCATTTCGCGGAGTTTAGCAAGATCCCATTCATACGGAACAGTTTGTTCGCCATCAGTCTCGGTGTAGGTATAGCAGCTATTCATAACATCCAGTGCTGTTTCTTCGCACTCAACGCCCAAGAAATCCAGCACATCAATAACAGCCGCCACCAGAGCCCCTTTCTCGGTCATATGAACAGAGGAAAACGGTTCTCTGGAGTGTACACCTTGGACTACCCAAATATACATTACGCAACAACCTCAAAGTGTGACTTCTCGGCCCACATCTTATAGTTTGTAATCTGACTAACAATCAAAACGCTGTCAGCGATCTCATCGAGAACAAGCCAAACGACAGGATTATCGACAGTGGTAATATTTCTTACCAAACATCCAACTTCAATAGGCATTATGCACCTTCCCTCTTTGCCTTGCTTTCGGCAAGCATCTTGTTGACCCACTCACCGTTAAATTCGGTAGCGTACTTGTCGCGGAGGACCAGCAGCTTTTCGCCGTCCTTCGTCTCATGCTTCAGCTTGTAGCCTGGGATAAGGAACTCGGTGCCAACGGGAGCGCCGATAAAGCACTCACAGATAGCGTAGGGCACCGACTTCCACCGGCTCTTAGTTTTACCGGTCTTCTTGTCCTTCCAACTGCGCCGGAAGCGTCGGAACTGCATGTCAACCACACGCGCCTGAATGTTTGTATCCGCGTTGCGAATGATAACGAGGTCGTCTTTCCTGAGATAAGCCATGGTCGGCCCTCCTTGTTGGTTACCCTTATAATGTAGCACGGGCAGTTGCCGTTGTCAATGAGAAAGTTGTCAAGAGGGTGTCAGAACCTCCAAGCTGCCCGCTGACACCCATTCAATCGATCCGGCTGACCTCGTTCCAATCCACGCCCAACCTGCTGTTGTGGGGGTACAGGGACCGAACCAGCACACCTTAACGGCATCGTCGCCCCTGTATCTGCGATCGCCGGTAACAATTTCGAGCACAACAGCACGACAACCGCTGCGATGCAGGACCAGATCACCGACGTTCACTGATCAATTCCACGTGGTCCTGGCGATATACTTCAATCGTTCCAGTATTAAAGAGATAGATACCACAGTTGCAATAGAGATGCACGTTAGTCGTGGGCGACGCCCACCTGATAACCCCGACTGCGCCAGAATCATCGTACCTGCTATCATGCTTGATTCTCACCAAATCACCGATCTTCACTGATCACCTCCAGCCATGAGGGATGGATGCTCACCGTCTGCCCCCCAAAGGCGACTTCTAAGCGACACGCAGTCCCAAGATCGTTCCAGTGCTTCGACACAACAATACCAATACGATTGCGGTATCCTTCGTAAGTAGACGCATGCACAAGACGAACGAGATCACCGGGCTTCACTGATTACCTCCAATTCCTTTGAGTCAAACCACATAAGTTTGAGCCTGTCATCAAGAAACTTAACCTGCGCTGAAAACGATTCGTGTCCCGTTTTTGACAGCCCAACGATGATACCGGGGCCATAATCGTGATAAATGACGTGCGCGTGAGCCGGAACGCATCGAACCAAATCGCCAACCTTCATTGTAAAACGTGCCTCATAATCGGTTCCAGCACAAGCGCACCCAACAAAAATCCGACGATTATGCAAATAACATTTTCAAGCAAATCAATCATAACGATTTCTTCCCTTGTGCTTCACTCGGCGGCTGTACTTGGGCTTCTTCTTAGCATCAACGCCATGAGGCCCCGCACCGGTCTTAAAATGCGCGTGGACCGCTAACCAACTACGGGTCTTGCGGGCCTTGGTCTTCTTCTTGGTCATGTGCCTCTCCTTGCTGCATATAATATAGCACCGACGACGCCAAGAGTCAAGGAAGAAGTTGTAAAGAGGATGTCAAGACGAGCTGATGAGTTCCAGCGACCGTTTAGTCGTCCGATAAGTGCGTGCAAGCCATTGGCGTTCAAGAATCGCCACAGTAATCACAGTGCTTGACGGGTGAGTGTTGACAACAACACCGAGGCGCCCGCATGCGGGGGGAGTCCTTTTGCGAACCAAATCACCGACTTTCACTTATCGAACCTTATATTCTTCACATTCGTACCACCAATCAGAGTCATCGTCTGGATAGTGTTCATAAATCCAGTCACGCGCCTTTTCTTCTGAATCGAAGACGGCAATAATCCTGTTTTCTTCATGTCGGTGATACTCAAAAACAATATAGACAATCATTCTTCGTTCCTCCTAAAGCGGGCAGGTGAAGAAATGAACCGAAAAGAACACCAGAGCGCCCCAACAAACTGCGTCAGCGGCGATAGCGAGGTTACGAATGGTTGAAATGGACATGAGTCCCTCCTTGCTGCATATAATATAGCACCGGCAAGACCAAGAATCAACCCTCTTTTTGTAAAGAAGATGTTAAGAGGAGAACTTCGTGGTCGTCCTTGTTGATAATGAACGTCTCCTGCTCGGACCATACCCAAACTTTCCATACAGCCGGGGTCAAGTCCTCATATCTTTTAACGACAATGGCCGGTTCTGACCATTCGTCATTTTCCCAGCCATCGGGCCGGAAAGATATTAGATCACCGGGCTCAATCAAGGTCGGATCGGGCGCTCTCATGTTGGCTCAATCAGCCACATCGGGCACGTTACTTCTTTTCCTTCGTAATAATCATGTTTCTTATCTACTTCAACCCAGCCTTCGGGTGTTTCAACAATGCAAACTTCATTGTCGCAGCTATCAATTACACATTTGTTGTACGTATCTGGATAATCATCGGCCATGGCGACCGGACAACCCATTAAAAATAGCAAAATCATTCTTTGTTCTCCTTGAATTTAGTAGAGCCAGCAGGCAGAGATAAGCCCCGCCAACTAAACGTACCATCTGATAGGTCTACCTGCAAAGGGGTAAAAAAGATTAAATGCTTTCCTGCATGTTCTTTGTTTAGTTGTGTTTTGATCTCTTCTGTGAGCCTCTCGCACATCTCTACTTCTGCGTGTAAATTGCCGCATGTGAGGTCACGAACTTGATCCCACTGATTTACACATTCAAAAGGCTCAAATTTATAGCGCCTGACTGTTAATGCAACAGTCTCCTTTCCATCGTATTTGTCGGGCCTATAAGCCAAAAAAGCTGGATAGGCGGTGGCGTCAAATGTGAACTGTAGTTCTTCATGTGTGAAGAGCCTGCGAACCACCGGGAGAGAAATTATGGAAAGAAGCTGCATATACTCATTAAGTGGCCTGGGTACTCCGTTATGTCTTACAATATACCAAGCCTGCAATTCAAGCATCTTTGCGATCTCATAAGATCTATCTGGCGATAAATCTCTCAGCAGACCAGTCTTTCCCCACTTTTCAAGAAGGTGGTTTCTTTCAAGCCAATTCATTCTTCGTTCCTGATCCTGCGATAAGCACCTACAGTTACAGGAAACAGATCCGTGGCAATCTCCAAACAAGCCTCGGCAACCTTTTGGATCTCCCATTGTGCCCCTTCGTGTGTGCGAAGGTCAATGAACTTCAAGAGGTTAGACAGGTTCACAGTGCCATAATACTCGGTATACATATTCTGCGGCAGGATACCACGGGCCTGCTCTCGGCAGACACCGGCCTCGATCATGCGATGAAACAAACTCAAAGACTCGGCATGATGAAAGCGAACAAGAGAAGTCGCCTGCTCCATAGTCTCAGTAACACCGCTCATAATCTCAGGATTAATCAACTCTTCGGCGTTTGATGCCTGTCGGTTGCTTTTGTGTTGCGTTCTAAAAGAATTCGGCTCGTAGAACTTAATGCTTACATCAGTATACCGACGAGAGATTTCATTGTAGGACCATGTTCGATGACGATGGTGCTGGCTCCGAACGAACAAAGGAACGTGAAACCTGAAAGTAATAAGGTTGTGCTCCAAAGTCGAAGTGTGCTTATGTCGGATGAGATAATTGATAAGCTTTTTGTCTCGGTCATTTAGTTTCTCCTTTTGCACGCCAAAAGATACGCGCGCACTATTAACAACAGTGAGGTCATCGCCCATGTGATTCACGTAATCAACGCGACCTATGTTGTCATTATATAGTTCAATACTCTTGCTATAATTCATTCTACGTGCTCCAAATACATTTCATGAAACTTTAACACAACGCCATTCGTCATATACAATATCCACACATTTGTAAGGGCTGGTTGGCGCTGCTTATAGTGTTGATAGGCTTTCAAGCGCTCAATAAGGTGGCCCATTCTTGATGGCGGGATGCGCTCATCGTGGGTGGTATCGATAATGCGAACAAGATCGCCTTTCTTAAATTTAGGTTTCTGAGTCATCATCTTCTCTCTCTGGTTCTCCCCATGGCTCAAATTCCCAACTTCTTTCATAATACTCGCCGTCATCATCATAACCGGCCTCATGAAAATAAGTTGTTATTTCCACATCCTCTGCGGAATAATCGGGATGATATCCATTTTGAGAATAATATTGCGGAGAAGCTCCAGAAACAAGCGAATCCAAGTTGGTCATAATGCGATGAACCAAATCAGAAAGATATTCATACTCTTCCTGCTCTTGTTGCTCGGCTTTTTCCTTTTGTTTGCGTGCCTCTTCGGCTTCTTCCTCTTCTTTTAGCTTGCGAAAAGCTCCCAAATCAACAATATCGCCCATTAGAATGGAATCTCATCTTCACACATGCTGGTGGTCTTCCACAAAGTCGGGTGAAAGGTTTCGTCAGCGTGACGACGCGCAAGGTTAACGTGACACGAAGTTGTTTGAGAATGGAAGTTCCCAGAGTTAGCCGTGAAATCCGCAACAATCGTTGCGCCGTTGGAATGACGGTGGCCAATCTTTAGTTGATATGAATAAAGATTTCCACCCAGGGAAACAAGCGAATAACGGTGATTGCGCGCATTTTTTCCTTCCTTCCACATCTTGATTACGTTTTGGTTGTTAGCGATCTTCATGCAGCCCTCCTATGACTTACTCTATAAATATACTCGACCCAGCAAAGGATGTCAAGCTTTTTGTGACAAGAAAGTGTTAAGCGTCTTCAAGTCACGGAATTTCGTTGAAAATTTTATCGGCGTAGTTCTTGGTAAAGCGCAAACTGCTTGGATCTTCACCGTTGGCTTCGGCCTTTAGCGCTTCACGCGCGAAGGTTCGCAGCATTTTAATGTATGCGATCTTGCTGAAAGTAGCGGTCTTTCCGTAGTTGGTATGGCCATGCTTTTTATAAAACATGGTCGCGACCTTATAAGCATCCTTGACGCCTTCTGGATCTTCGGTATCAATTACCAGCGTTAACTTCACTAATCACCTCAACTTGATCAATTCTTGGCATAAACCCACAGAAGCTGCGGCTCTCAATGCACCAAAACTCTTCGACTGGTTCCCCGTGCTTGGTGTCCCACCATTCTTTTTTCCAGCCGTTAGCAGGGTCGGTAATGAATATGCCATGGTGCCATGCTGACCATTGTGGGTGGCCTGTCTTTCTATGGTTTCCTTCAAAGTACCGAACCCTGATAAGTGCGCCTTCATTCATCGTCAATTACTTCAATCTTTACAGTGTGCTTGTTGCATGCTAAGTCTTTTCCGCTTTCTTCGACAACATAATAGCCGCGTGCTTCTCCAATAAAGCGCCCAATAACGATAGAGCCGTCGGGCCATGTAACTTTAACTGTGTTGCCGGGTTGTGGGGTCATTGTGGGGGTTGTGCCTGTTTGGAAAGGAAAAATCTGGGCGGAAAAAATAGCGCGAATGGGCTGGTATATCTCTTTCCTATCTCGCGCTCGCTTTAAGTGGGGCCACGCCCGGTGGCACCTCGCCTTCAACGATTCCGCCGTGCTTTGCGATTACAGTGGTCACAATGCCAACGGGAACATAGCTATAAACCGTGTTGGTTGGACAAGATGGGTCTTCCGCGTAATCAAGTAGCAAAGGCTCTACGGCAGTTGGAAATCCAACTTCAACTTCTTCATAGCGTTTAGCGCCGTCTACACGGGGAGTACAATAGTTGAACTCACTTGCTTGAACGCTCATAGTAAATCCGTCGGCACATACACACGAAGCGTAGCGTTCGACCATATGAGTAGTGGTGGACTTATATCCTTTTTTGTCAAATGGGGCCATTGGCGCTGTTTTGTTCTCTTTGTGGGTGGTTGATGAATGGTAGGGACACTGGGATTCGAACCCAGAACCGGCAGTTTATGAGACTGACGCTCTAACCAATTGAGCTATGTCCCCATATTTCTTCTATAGTATGTCACATATCCGCGATGCTGTCAAGGACTTTCTTTTTAATAGTCTTGTGGATCCCAGGGTTGACTTGCGTAACATGAGGCATCATGACATGGCGAATATAATTGCG